CCACGAAAATGAGGTATTAAAAGCGTGGATAAATTTGTGGAGAGAACATATTCATTTACTTATATATATGCAAAAAAAATTGATGAGTTTGGATTTGAGCTAAAAGGTGAAGTTTGAGTAGAATAATTATATTTATTATATTATATTTATTATATATACATTGAATATCTATATATCTAAAATTAACAATATAAAGATTACAAGAACTACAATTATTTTTGTGGTTCTTATTTTTTTGTTATAATTCATACCTCAAAAAACAGATATATATAATGTACGATTTTTTTCGTACATGAGAAGTCAAATTCTCTCAGCAGGAGAACTCTACCATTTTGAATAATTTTAAAGGAGAACAGCATATGTCAACAAATCAAATTCAGGAAACAGAAAATTGGGCAGATTATATCTCAGAATATGCAACTTACAAAACTATGAGTTACAGTGATGCTTATTGTGTATTCGTACCGTATTCAATTATTGTAAATCAAGTACCCAACACACTTTCTTATAGAGAAAAAATAAATATCAACAGTGAATGTTTAAATATGAGTATACATAGATTACTTGCATATTTTTATTTTGCAAGCAAGCAGAATAGTAAAAACAGTATCGAGAAAGCAACTAATATTATTAACTTTTTTAACTACATACCAGATAGACATAAAAATGGTATTAATAACTCTGTTATTAATGATATTAAAGTATTTCAAGAATTGGGTTATATTAAAATTGAAAATGATATTACTGAAATTAAAGGTGCAACAAAACTATCAATATCAATTACCGAAAAATTTAAAAAGGTTTTAGAAGAAAAAAAGTTGGCGGCTATTTATACAGATGAAATAAGAAAAATAATTAATTTTAAGAAAGAATATCCTACAACTGAGATAAGTTATATTATGCTTGTCTTGGCTTATATTAGAATGATGATTTTTAATAGACCTGTCTGTGTAGAGTATATCTCAGGTATTTCTATGGAAAAAAGAAAAAAGGAATCGCCTGAAGTTTTTGCAAGTCATTATAAATATATTGCTCAAGATTTAGGAATTAATGAAACTACTGTTTCAAAAGCCGTTTCAATTTTAGAAAAACTGGAAATAATACATCATCAAGTTTTACCAAGGAATGTTGATAACAATGGAATGTGGAGATGTGAAAAAATTATCTTTACTAATTATGCTAAACGAGAAGGTAATAGAGAATATGCAAAGGGGAAGCAATATTATATGAAAGAAATTGAAAACTACATAGTTAAGAAAAATATTCCTTGTGTAATTTATTCAGAAGAATTTAAGGCAAGTTTAAGTGAACGAAATAGCAGAGTATATCAGCAAAGATAAAATGAGGTGAAAAAATGAATAACATTATAGAAGAAAAAAAGATTAAAGCATATTTGTCAAAATTTTTAACTTTAAAAGAGTGCGACTTTTATCCTCCACAGGACAATAGAATTATACATTACAAAGAATATAGAAAAAATGATTATTATGAATACCTACATAGTTTTTCAACACTTGTTGATTATTTAGAAATATATAATTGATAGTTAAATAATGAGGTGAAAGAATGTCTTTAGATGTGCAAATTCAAGTTTATAGTGTTGATACAGGTAGTTTCTATACAGCAAGAGAAAAGAAATTGCATTGGCTCAATCATAAATTAAAAATTGAAAGAAATGAATTGCAAAATAAATTGTCAAAAATCGAAAAGTATTTAAATAGTAATGATATTAATGAAATTACCCGATTAGAATTAAATAAGAAATCCGATGCCATCACTAAGCTTATTGACTTAAAAAAAGAAAAAATTAAAAATACAAAGAATAAACTTTTAAGCTTACTTTCTAATAAGGTTTCTGAAAATATTAAGACCAATGGTAAACATCATACAAGAACACTTAATGAAAATACTTTATCTGATAAAAATATTATTTCAGTTTTTGAATCTAATTTGACAAGATATTTAAAAAATACACCTGATGAGTTTACTGATGATTTTATGGTAGTTCAAACTTATTATTTTGATATTATTAAAGATATTATTTATTTTGGTTTTGAATATAAAGGAGAAAAATATATATATTTCACATCATCAGCAGGTCAAATAAGGCAAAAGAAATGTGTTTTTATTAGAGAGAGAGCGTGGAAAAGTATTGAAAAAAAGGTTATGTGTGGTCTTACATTAGATATAATAAATCAAAAAGGTGGAAATAATTCAAATAAGCATTTAGCTTATACTGCTTTAAGCAATTCTGCGACAGATGAATGGAAGAATTTTGATATTGATAAGTGTATAGTAATTGATGATTTTGAAACCAATGTTTTTGGAACTTATGACTTTGTTAATGACATAGATTATACGATTGAAAGAAAACAAGGTGAAGTGCCTATCCCCCATACTGATGGTGCTGGAATGATATTGCCTAACGCCTTTGGTGAAAAACAGAGAAATAAGATGTTTAGACCACCTTGGATAAAGGGGCTTTTAGGTGTATTTGACTTTAAAATGTTTATTGTCGAGCATAATTGCTCCCCTATTATTAAGGATATTTATGGCAAGGAATGGAATGTTTTAGAAGATGATATACAAGTTATAATTACAAAATCTCAATTCAAGCTTTGGAAATTTTATGATTCTTGGCAAGATTATAAAGATAAATATAAAGAAAATCATTGTATAACGGGATATACCAATATGGAAGAAGATAAGATTAAGAATAGTAAAATAAATTATCAAATGTTACAGACGCTTACAGATGTAAGTGACACTGAATTATTACAAATAGCCAACAAGTCAATCACTAAGCTTAATAATCTTTGTTCTTCTCTTAAAAATGTTGAAAATCTTTTAGGCATATACATATCAAATAAATTCAAAACACCATTACAAAAATCTATTGAACTTTATCCAGATTTAATTAACGATGAATATTTGAAAATGAAAATTCGTCAAACTAAAGATTGTTTGCTTAAAAGATATAGGTCTGGTAAGTTAGAAGTTAATGGTAAGTATACATTTGTGTTACCTGATTTCTATGCAGCTTGTGAGCATTGGTTTTTAGGAATAGATAAGCCGAAAGGATTGCTCGAAAATGGCGAGGTATTTTGTTGGCTGTTTAGAAACAGTTCAGAACTTGATTGTCTTAGAAGTCCTCATTTATATAAAGAACACGCAGTTAGAAAAAATATGGCTTATATTGATAATTATGATGTTCAAAAGGATATGAGAAAATGGTTTGTTACAAATGCCATTTATACAAGTAGTCATGATTTAATAACTAAAATTTTGATGTTAGATGTTGATGGTGATAAACTTTTAGTTATTTCAGATAAAACAATAATTGATATAGCTAAAAGAAATATGAAAAATATAGTTCCTCTTTATTATGATATGAAAAAAGCACACGCTACGATATTGAATAATGAAACTATTTATAATGGTTTAATTTCAGCCTTTACAGGTTCAAATATAGGACAATACAGCAATAATATAACTAAAATATGGAATAGTGATATTTTTATCAGTGGGAATGAAGAACAAAAGCAAGAAGCTATTGATATGGTGAAAATACTATGTATGGAAAATAATTATGTTATTGATAGAGCTAAAACACTATATATGCCGACAAGACCTAAAAGAATAGCCAAAATATTAAAAGAATATACGAATAAAAAATTACCACACTTTTTTATATATGCGAAAGACAGTTTGGGAAAGCAAGTAGAACCTAAAAACAAAAGTATAGTTAATAGGTTATTTGACATTATTCCAAATCCAAGGATAAATTGTAGAAAGCTTGGACTTGAAGATATTGATTATACTTATTTGATGAAAAATCCAGATATTAAATTTGATGTTTATTTTGATGAAAATAATAAAATAATTTTAGATAAAACCGAACCATTACTTGTTAAATATATAGAATTAAATAAAAATTATCATTATAAGATAGATTCTAATAGAAAAGTTTCTACTGAATTTTTAAGAAAATCACAAATTAAGCAAGAACTTTTAATCAAGTCTATAATTGACAAAGTTAAATTTGAACTTTCTAAATTTGGGTATGACGAAGATGATGTGTCTGATATTTTAGTAAAATATTTATATGGTATCAAAAAAAGCAAACATAAAGATTTATTATGGGCTTGCTATGGTGAAAATATCTATAATAACCTTTCTAAAAATTTTAAGTTGCATTTCAAATTGGTTTCGTGTATAGAATGTGATAAATTGTTTTATATCCCTTATAATAATAAAAACACTTGTAGATGCGTTGAATGTCAAAGTAAATTAGAAAAGATAAATAGAAAATTTATAGTAAAAAGGCAAAAGCAAAATAATAAGGGTAATACATAGTTTAAAATTAGCAATATATAACCATAAAATAAGGTTGTGTAATTATTTTAATAAAATTAAGCAACAATAAAATATGGTTGTTTAAACAAAGGGAGAATCGTAAAATGTCTTTTTAATAGGAAGAGAGCGTTTACTCCTTTAGCTTTCTTCCTATTTTAGATTATTTTGCAAACAAACGGAGGTATTTATTTGAAATATAAAACTGTAGATAACAAGAATAACAATAAAGATATAACAAAAGCAAATTTAATTAAAGAACTATCAAAAGAATGTAATATAGTTGAAGCTATTGAAGATATTTTAGTAAAGGCTTTTAAACATTCTCGTTTTTTAACAGGTGAAGCTAAATCAATAGTAATTGCTATAATAAAAAGTGAATTAGCAAATCCTATTGATGAAAACTTTGTCAAAGATACATATAATAATCTTGAAAATAAAATTTTTGAAATATTATCTACTACATCTGAAAATAACACAAAAGAAAATCCTTTAAAAATTAGACTTTTTGAAGGCGTTACCATAGAAGGTATTTATAATAAACCTAAAGAGAAAAAATTAAATTATTCTGAAGATGTAATTACTACAAAAGGTGGTATTAAAGCAAAAGTTAATGTTACAAGATATTATAACGAAAAACTTAATATGCAAACCAAATAAGGTATAAACAGTTAATTTAACTGATTATATAATAAATTCTTTCACCTTTCTTTATTCTCTTGCTTCGGAGGTTGAATTATATACTTAACTTCCGAATATATGTCAGTATGGCGGAATAGGCAGACGCAACGGACTTAAAATCCGTTGATAGAAATATCGTATCAGTTCAAGTCTGATTACTGACACCATAAAAATAGGATATGTATTTTAGTGAATATATACTATTATCTCAGTGAAAACATAATTTCGCAGATTATGCTGAGGTATACTGAAATGGTCGGTAGTATACGAAACAAGGATACTTGTGGAAATTACCGTTTTTATGCAGTGATGTTTAAAAAGAATCAATAAATCAAAGGTGTAGCACTATTATAATCGCAGATAAAAGCAACTATCACTTCGGTAACGCAATAGACGCATCAGACGATGAAGAATCCAAGTTAGGAAATTAGCTGGTTACTAATTTCACACCTTGGAAATACCATAAGTTATTTCGCTATGAAGCAAGGAAACTTGTGTATAAGATGTGTATAGGTTCTAAGTAGGCAAAGGCGAGAAGAATTAAAGAATTAATAATAATGAATTGTTGCTGAAAGGTGTAGGTAATCATTCCTATCAAGGCTTGAAATTATTTGTGGCAGGAATGTTATAAGGTCGCTACTTATAGCACATACCTGTTTCCCTTGTGGCTGAATATATCTGAAGATTGTATTTAGTAGAATGAAGATTCAATAGTATATATTCAATAAAGTACATATCTTATAACAAATATTAAAACTATACTTTTGCGAGTCAAAAATAAAACAAATAAATATTAAGCAGTTAGCTATTTATAGTTGACTGTTTTTATTTTTATAAAGGAGTTGACAAAAATTTACGATTTTCAGAAAGAATTGTTGAAATATGGTTTAACACCTGATATGTATGAACAGGTATGTAAAGATATTTCTAATAAGATAGAAGGTATCAATGATTTAGATTGGTCTGAAATAAAAGAGAAATATAATATTCAGTGTGCTGCCGATACAATTAGAAAATCTTCTACTACTATTTTTGGAGGACAATTTAGAACTGAATATTTGAAATCTAAATTAGTGTCTGAAAATAAAAATAAAGTTTTTTCTAAAGCAGATGATTTAGAAAATAAAATTCAAGAATTACGAAAAGAAAGAATTAAATTACAAACAGAAAAAATAGAATATAATAAATGGCTTCGTGAAACGGCAAGAGATGAATTAATCACCGAAAAGATTTGCGAAACAATAAATAATCTTTCTCCAATGAGAGTGCCAAATTACATAGAACCTAAGCATAACGATAAGGCATATTGTTTAATCTGGGGCGATGAACATTGTGGTGCCACTTTTGAATTGAGAGATTTACTCGGAAACATAATTAATTCTTATAATCCTGAAATTTTTGAAAATAGAATGTGGGATTTACTTAATCAAGTAATAGAAATCATTCAAAGAGATAACATTGATACGCTTAATGTTTATTCATTAGGTGATTTTTCTGATGGTTGTCTTAGGGTATCACAACTTATGAAATTAAAATATGGTGTTGTTGACGGGACTATTCAATATTCAAATTTCATTACAAATTGGCTTAACAAATTAACTGAATATGTTAGAGTAAGATACCAGATGACAAATGGAAATCACACTGAATTGCGTATGTTAAATCAAGAAAAAGGAACTTTTACAGAAGATAATATGGGTAAAATTGTAAGAGAATTTATCAAGATAAGATTAGAAAACAATCCTAATTTTACCTTAATAGAAAATCCTACAGGTTATATTTATGATACACTTGCAGGAAATACAATTATGGGTATACATGGTGAAATTAAAAATATGGAAAGGGCTTTAAAGGATTTCTCTAAGATTCATAATGTTTCAATACAGTATTTAATTGCAGGACATTTACATCATTCAAAAAGTGAGGAGATTGGTGTTAATTCTGAAGTAATTAATATTCCTTCTATTGTAGGTGTAGATACTTATTCTCTTTCATTAAATAAAACATCTAATGCTTCTGGAAAATTACTTGTTTTTGAAGAAGGCAAAGGTAAGATTTGTGAGTATAGTTTAAAATTAAATTAATAAATAAAAGATATATCATATTAAATCAACTATACATTTAATAGTTTATTAGGTGGTGAAGGTATTATGGCAGCAAGAGATGCGAAAAGAGAAGTTGATTTTTTAAAAAGTTTAGAAAAAAAAGAAATTATAGGCGAAGCTAAGATATGCAAAAGAGCTAAGTCTATGGCTTGCGGAGTTTGTGGCTTAGTAAAAACAAGCACTGAAGCGGATAAAGGATTTTGGATTTCAAGCAATAAAATTTATGGTGCTTACAATGGTTATATTCCTATTTGCAAAAGTTGCTTAGAGGGATTATATACAGATTATGTGGACAAGTATACTAAACTTAAGTATTTAGAACCTGACAAAGAAGCAACAAAAAGATTGTGTATGATGTACAATCTTTATTATTCTGATAAGGTTTTTAATTCTGTTATGAAAAGTAATGGTAATAAAGTTTGTTTTATAACAGCATATTTAAAAAGAATAACAAAATATCAATATCTAAAAAAAGATTATGATAGTACAATAGATGAATCACGAAAAGATAAAAATACAGATAATGATACGAATATTAATAATGCTGATATTGATTTAGATGAAAATTTAGAAGATTCAGTTGACAAAAAAACTCTTGAACTTTTTGGATATGGATTGGGTTCTAAGAAAGATTATGAGTTCTTACAGAGTCAATTCGATGATTGGACTTCAAGGCATGAGTGTAGGACAAAAGCACAAGAAGAATTATTTAAAAATCTTTGTTTTAAACAATTAGATATTTTAAAAGCAAGACGAGAAGGCAAAGACACCAAAGATTTAGATAGGTCATTTCAGGATTATCTTGGCACTTTAAATCTTCAACCTAAACAAAATGTTGCTGAAACTATGGCTGATACACAAACATTTGGAACGCTTATTGACAAATATGAGAATACAAGACCGCTTCCTGAAATTGATGAGGAGTTAAAAGATGTTGATAATATAGGTTTATACATTGATATCTTTTTTCGTGGACACCTTGCGAAAATGATGGGAATAAAAAATGCGTTTTCTAATTTGTATACAAAATTTATGAAAAAATATACTGCCACCAAGCCTGAATATGGCGGAGATGAAAGTTCTGAAGCATTATTCGATGCTATTTTTGGAAATAGTATAAATGATAAATAGAGGTGGTGGTTTAATTGGTAGAAAATTGTAAAAAAAGTGAAAAACAATTAGCAAATGAGAAATCTGAACGCATATTACAGGGTGTTGCATATTGGGGAAATTTCTACCGACATTAGCATAACCCACAGCGTTTTGTAAAAGAATATTTGAATATAAACCTAAAATTATTTCAAAAAATATTATTGTATGAAATGATGCACAATAATCATTTTATGTTTTGGGCTGCGAGGAGTAAAACGCATTTGTAACAATGAAGTTTGGCGGATAAATACCGCCCACTTCTTTTTAAGTATGTAAAATAAAAAGAGGTGTTTATTTATAAAAGAATTATTTGATGAAGAACAAAAGAAGTTTATTTTAAACAAGTAAGTCAGAAATCTTATTAGCTTTAGCTTGTGGGTAGTTCACATAGAAAATATGAAAAATTTTTATTGTTACAAGAAAAATGCTCTCTCTAATAGAAATATTAGAGTAATTAAATCAGGCAAAATCGGTGAAGGCTAAGTAATAAAAATTAATTATATGCTAATACCGAGGTAATCACTTTGATTTAAAAGGCAAAGTGATACCGTAACGCATAGCTACTGACAAATAGAATAATGTAGCCACGAGTGTCTGACATCTTAACAAGTAATGTTGAAGATGAAAATATATGCTAAGCTGGGTTAGAAAAGACTAACCGATGAAAATGAAGGAAACTTCCAGAGTATAGGATAAAAAGCCTGTAGTTAATAACGATTGATTGGAAAAACATGGTTAACCAGTTTGTTCTGTGTAGTTAGATGTATCTTGTTCCCTAAGACAAAAATTTGTGTTGCATCAGGAACAAGAACACAAGCTAATGAAGTTTTATCTAAAATTATAGACGATTTTTGTAAAAATTTTACTTGGGGTTCAGATAATCTTAATCGAGAAATAGAAGAATCTTCTCTTGGTTTAAACACTGCTTTTATTAAATTTAGAAATGGCTCATGGATAAGGGTTGTTACAGCTTCTGATTCTGGTAGAGGTGCGAGAGCTAATGTTATTGTATTGGATGAATTTAGAATGATTGACAAAAATACAATAAATACCGTTCTTAAAAGGTTTTTGGGTACACCAAGACAACCTAATTTTTTAAATCGACCAGAATATTCCAATCAAGAAAAATATTTAGAGTCAAATATTGAAATTTATATGTCATCTTGTTGGTTTGCATCTCATTGGAGTTATGAAAAATCAAAAGCTTTTACGGCTAATTTATTAAACGATAAGATGAAATATTTTGTTTGTGCTTTACCATACCAAGTTGCTGTTAAAGAAGGTCTAAAATTAAAAAGTGAAATAGAAGAAGAAATGTCAGAGAGTGATTTCGACCAATCTACTTTTGATATGGAAATGGGTTGCTTACCACACAATGATATTGAAGGTGCATTTTTTACATTTGATAATATATCAAAACAGAGAAAATTAAAAACTGCAATATATCCATTTGAAAATTCAAAGGTTAAAGTCCCAAATTTAGTATTGAACGAAAGAAGAATATTGTCATTAGATGTTGCTCTTATGGCTTCTACTAAAAATAATAACGATGCAAGTTGTGTTGTTATTAATAGTGCGATTCCTTCCAGTAACAATACATACACTTCAAATATTATATATTTACAGAATTATGAAGGAGAAGTAACTGAAGATTTAGCATTAAAAGTAAGGCGGTTATTTCATTTTTATAAATGCACTGATTTAGTTATTGATGCTCTTAATGGAGGATTGAGTGTATATGATATTCTTGTAAGAGATATTTATGACCCTGAAAATGGAGAAATTTATCCTGCTTTAAGTTGTTGTAATGATAGTGTTATGGCTGATAGATGTAAAGTTGATAAAGCTAAAAAAGTTATATGGTCTATTAAAGCAAACCCTGCATTTAACAATGAAATTTGTGTAGCTCTTAGAAGTGGTTTTTCAAGTGGAAAAATTAATTTACTTATTCCCGAAAATGAAGGGAAAGAAGTATTAAAAAAACGAATTAAAGATTTTGATAAGTTGACTACAGCTAATCAACTTGATTATGAGATGCCTTATATTCAAACTACATTACTTATTTACGAATTGATAAATCTTGAGTATGAAGTCAAAGGAACTAATGTGCGAGTATTTGAAAAATCTGGTATGCGAAAAGACCGATATAGCTCATTAGCTTATAATTATTGGGTTCAATGTCAATTAGAGCGTGAGTTTTTACAAGAAACTAAAAAAGGTTTCAAATTAAATGATTACGCAACAACTTTTAAAAAGTTAAACAAAAAAGCAAAATTATATTAAGGTGGTGATATGTTGACAAAAAGAGGTAAACAAAATAATTATTATAAGAAAGACGAGAAGTTATTTAACAACTCTATTAAAGACAGTAAACCTATTGATTATAATTTATATAGAAGTTTGTATCAAAGATTGATAATGCAAGATTTATTTACAAATAACACTCTTATAGAATCAGGTTTTTTAGGACAATATAAATTTGAAGATATAGAGTATGCTCTCCAACATCCTTATAGTTGTTGGAGGATTTTGTTAAGTGTTTCTGAATCTCTTATGAAAATATCACCACATTATTATAGGCTTAATAATTATTACAGTAATATGGCATTGTTCTGTTGGGGTGTTGATTTATATGATGTAAAAGAAAATATTAATATTGAAAGTTTGAAGAAAGCTTATTCAATATTAAGTGTAAAACTTGAAAATATGAACTTGAAGCATGAATTTTCAAAAATTTTCAAGACACTTCCCTATCAAGATGTTTATTGTGGACTTGTAATTGAAAATCAAGCTGATTTTTTTATACAACAAGTAAATTTTTCTATTTGTAAATTGTATAAGCTTCAAGACGGACTTTATAATTTCGCAATAGATTTAGCAAAAATTAAGCCTCAGAGTTTAGGCTCTTATCCTGATTATGTTCAACAAGCATGGATTGATTTTAGAGATGGGAAATTATCTGAACATTGGTATTTGCCGTCTGCTGATAAACAAATTTGTATAAAGTTAAATAGTCAATGGATATATCCTTATCCAATTCTAATTAATCTTATTAGAGATATTTTTGATTTAGATTTATATAAGAAGTTAAAATTACAATCAGCTAAGACGGATAACTATAAAGCTATTATAATGAAAGTTCCTGTCGATGAAAATACGGTAGATAAGCCTGTTGTTTCACCTGAAATGTTAAGTGTATTTGCTGAGATAAATAGAAATAGTATGCCTGATGATATTGGTTTGATACATACTTTAGGTTCAGAAGGTAAGGCAATTTCTTTTAAAGATAGTAATAATACTCGAAACAATGTTTCAGACGCTTTAGATGAAGTTTATAATTCATCTGGTATAAGTCAGGAATTATATAATGGTAGTTCATCGGGTACTGCTGTAAACTTATCTGTTGAGAATGATTCGGGTTTTGTATATGGTGTATACCGACAATTTGAAAGATGGATAAATCGCTTTATAAAGATAAGAAAATATAATAAGAATAATTTTAAATTTAATTTTTATTTATTAGATACTACTATATTTAATCGTGATAATGTGATAAAGAAATATAAAGAAGCGTGCACTTTAGGCATTAATGTAATTGATAAATTTTTGGCTTCTTTAGATATGACACCAGCAAGAACATTAAATGCGTATACTTTACATACTGATATTTTTGATTTTCAAAATAGGTTTATTCCTCTATCCTCATCTTATAACAGTTCAAGTGATGAAGTTGGCAGACCGACAAACGCTTCTAAGGGTGAAACATTAGATATAACAGGTCAGCAAACTGAAGATAATGATAGTAATATAGATAGATAGTGATTAAAGAATGGAGGTGTGTAAAATGGATAAAAATAAAAGATTTTTATTACCAGTAAATTTTAGTGTTAATGGTGAATATCAAACTAAAGATACACGATTTTTAAATGTTACTATTGATGTTTTACATTTAGGTGAAAATTTTAATGGTAGTGTTTTTACGAAAGAAGTAGTAGAACAAAATATAGAAACTATTAAAAATACACCGATTTTAGGCTATATAAAAGAAAATGAAAACGGCGAAAAAGATTTTACTGGACACGAGCATGAAATTGTAGTTGAAAATAATATAATAAAAGAAGTTTATTTAGGACAAGCGTATGGTGTCATTCCTGAATCTTGTAATGCCCGATGGGTAAAAAAGATTTCAAGTGATGGCGAAGAAAGAGAATATCTACAAGTAGATGGTCTTATTTGGACAAAATTCAATGAAGCCGTTGATGTTTTTGAAAGAGATATTAGTAAAGGACAGTCAATGGAGTTAGAAATAAATAACTTTGATGGCACTGAAGATGAAAATGGCATTTTTACATTTACTAAGTTCTCATTTGCGGGTTGTTGTATATTGTCAACAACTGATGAAAGTATTCAACCAGCTATGATTGATTCTAATATTACATTGCAATTTTCTGTTGATAATGTATTTTCTGAAATTAAGAATAGATTGGAAGAATTTAATAAATTAAAATTTGATGGAGGAGGTAAAAGAAATATGGAGGATATTAAGAATACAAATAAAGAAAATTTCACACAAACAGTTCAGAGTGCGATAAAAGATATTGCTAATATTGTAAAAGATTATGAAACTGAAACAAACCAATGGGGCGATAGATTTCCAAGATATTATTTTAGGGATGTTCAAGATAATGAAGTAATTGTTGAAGATAGAAAAGACCATTGGAATTTTTATGGTTTTACTTTTAAAGTAGAAAACGATAAGCCTATTATTGATTTTAGCACTGGTGTAAGAAAAAAGATTATTTTTGAAAATTATCAAGATGGCGAAAATACTATTGACAATTCTATTACTGAAAATCGCATTTCTGAATTTGATAAGAAAATTGATATTCTTAATCAAGAAAAGAGTGAAATTGTTTCTAAGTATGAAACGCTTCAAGCTGATTATGATAAAATTAAGCCTAAGTATGATGAATATGTGCTTGCAGAAGAAAAGCGTATTAATGAACAGTTAGAAGCAGAAAAAGAAAATGTTTTTAATGAATATTCTTTAGCACTTTCTGATGTTGCAGAATTTGAACAGTTAAAAGAAAAGAAGTCTGAAATGTCAGTTAAGGATATTGAAAGTGAATGTGCTATTCTTTTCGCTAAGAAAAATTTAAGAAAAAACTTTAGTAAGCGTAGTGATTCATTAACTGTTAATGTATCAGATACAAGTATTCATGATGACGATGATACTAATTATGTATCTACAAAATATGGTAATATACCACTACATAAGTAAGATATAAAATATTAATTTTAAAACTTTAACCTGCGATTAATCTCGCAAGTTTTATTTTGTTTAGGAGGAAATTTATGGCTAATTATACAGTATTTGAATCTGTAAATATGAAGTCTACTCATTATGCAGAAAGAATTTTTGATGCAGTAGCAACTGAAGATATTGAAAATGGTACATTCGGCTATCTTGATGGACTTGATGATGGCGAAGATGTTATTTATAAGTTTGTAAAGGGTTCAGCAACTGGAAAGCAGGTTGTTGTAGTTGACCAGCCAGTTTGGAACTCAGATGAGTGCAAGATAACTAATCAGAGAAAGGATAATTTTATCATTAAGGCTGGGACTCCTTTTAGAGTGCGTGTAGTTGCTTTTAATGATGAATTTGCAATTTCTATTGATGGTATCACTTCGGCAACACAGTCAAAGGCTGATACTGGTAAGTTCCTTACTATTGATACAACTACAGGCAAGTTAGTTGCAGGCGATAGTGCAACTTCGGACACTAAGTTTGAAGCTACAATTATGCGTAAGAGAGTTCAGGGTGCAACTCTTGTTACAGTAGCTAACACTTATGGATATTCAAGAGTTATGTATGAAGCTAAGGTTACTACTTTAGCCTAAAAGTAAGGAGGATAAATAATGGTTAAGACTAAATTCACAACAGAAAATGAAAAGATTTATGACCTTACGCTTGATTTAGCAAGAGGCGATTTTTCATTACATATAGACAAGGATAAGGTATCTAAGAAAGACCTTGAAAGTTATCTTAGAGATAAAATTAATGGCGATATTCTAAAGGGTGCTACACTTTTTCAGGCTTTTCGAAGAAACAATCTTGTGATTTATGAGATTGTAGAGGAAGTTGTAAACACAACTATTGGTGAGAATATTTTTAATTCACCATTTGTTGAAAATTTTGTAGAAGTTAAGAATCGTGCTTTAGGAGATACAGCTTCATTCTATACAGAAGGTGGACTTCTTACTGTTTCTCGTTTTGCTGGTAATCACTGGGATACTAATAGACAGGCTATTGATTTAGGTTCTGAAATCACACTTCCAAAGGAATGGATATACATTCATGTATATGATGAACTTGAGCGTTTTCTTACTGGTATTACCTCTATTGATAAGCTTCTTGATGTAGTTTACAAGTCTGTAAATAAGTATATTAAGGATAGAATTTATACACAGTTCCAGAGTGTAGCCAATGCTTTTCCTTCTGACTTTTCAATGACTGGTAATAGCGAGGAAGCTGTTGGTAAACTTTGTGATAAGGTTCAGGCTGCTGGCGGTTATGAAAGTCTTGCTATTGCAGGTACAAAGGGTGCATTAAGAAAGCTTACCAATATTGTTCCTGATAAGATGTTTGCGGATTCTCAAAAGGAGGCTAAGGCTTTGACAGGTTCTATTGATGTTTGGGAAGGTAATAGACTTATGGTTATTCCTCAGACATTAAAGTCAGGTACATTTGACCTTGCTCTTGATGACACCAAACTCTTTATTCTTGGCGGTGACACTAAGCCTATTAAGCTTGAATGGTATGGTGATACCCGTTCTGATATTGGCACTGGTACTATTGATGGCTCTAAGAGAAATAGTGATGCAACTATTGATGTTCAGGTTCAGACACTTATGGGTATGGGCTTTGTTCTTCCAACTTACGCAGGTTTATTTACTTTTTCGTAAGTAGATAAAAATAAGAGAATAAGAAAGGTGATATTATGCCAAGAAAAACAACAACAAATATTGCAAAGGAAGAATCGGTTTCTGCACCAGTTGTAGAAGCCGACTTCTCTAATAAAAGTTCTAAAGTTAATGAAAATAGAGTAAGTTCGCAAGAACCATTAACTGACGGTACGGAAATAGAAATAGTTTCATTAATTCCGTTTGTAAGTTATAAAGATAGTAAAAACGGCGAATATTACGCTTGGGATAATGTTGGTGACATAGAAATTCTTACATTTGAAACTTTAAAGAATATGTGGAGAAATCATAAAACATATTTTAGAAATCTTTGGTTAAAGCCAATGGATAATAGGATAATTGAAAAATTTGGATTGACAAAGCTTTATGATAATTATGAATATCTAATGGATTCAAATTCATATACAAAAGAAAATATTGACAACATTTGCGAACAAATTTCTAAAATGGACAATTCTTTAAAGACAACTGTTATTTATAAAATTAAAGAAATGGTTGCCAACGATAAAATTGAAAGCGTATCTGTTATTAAGACTTTAGAAAATAAATTCAAGGTAGAACTTATTTAATAAGGGGCAGATATTATGGCTACGCCTTATGATGTTATTTGGGCTAATCTTTTACCCAAATTTAAAAGTTATGAAATTCCTTTGATGACGACAGAAGAAGTAAAAGATTGTTTACATGATTATATTATTCCTGCCGTTTCAAGGTTTCATATATGTAGAAAAGATTTGTCGAATAGAAATGATGAGTTAGAACAGTTTGACTCAGATTTATCTGATATGGAAATCGAAATATTAAGTAACTATGTCTTGCTTGAATATTTAGATTCTACATATATAAGAGTGCCATCAGTTTTAAAAGTTAGCTTAAGTTCTAAAGATTTTAATGCTTTTAGTAATGCTAATCAATTAGAAAAAATGATGGAAATGCACTCTACATTTTTAAAAGAAAATGAAACACTTTTGTCAAGGTATTCTTGGAATCAAACAAGAGATGACTTAAAAAATGGTATTAAAACTTCATTTGCTGAACATTCTTATAAATCAAAAATCTAAATAAGGGTGGTGTTTTGTTATCAATTATTTAGAAAAATTCAAGAAAAAAATGGAATTAAGTGGAAGCTCAATGATGCAGGAAAATGTAAATAATAGTAAGCGATTATTAGATTATACCTTTACAGATGATAGTTCTACTAATAATATAATTTATTTTTGGAGTTTAGGCAAAAAAACATATGATAACGAAGTACCAATAAAAATTAGATTATATGAAAGAACTTTCTCAAACGTTGATGGTAACAAAATGAGTTTTCAGACTCTGATGGGTACACCTGTTATAGTGGGTGATATACTTTATGACTATAAAAATTCGTTACATTTGTTATGCAACAAATCATTTAATATTGATGATATTCATTATCAAGGCGAATTATTGGAATGTAATTGGGTTTTAAAATGGCAAAACAAGGAAGGTAAAATTTTGGAATATCCTTGTGTTGATATTAATACAACACAGTATAACTCAGGTGAAACAAGCAGTAGACAATTTACATTAGGAACAACGCAACATAGAGTGTCTTTACCTTATGACGAGAATACTGTTGTATTAGATACGCCACAAAGATTTTACTTAGATTATAATAAACAAAATCCAACTTCTTTTATTGTAACACAAAATGACACTACAACTAATAAGTTTGGCAAAAAGGGTATTGTTAAAGTTACTTTAGCTGAATATCAAAATGATAGTGATACGGATAGACCAGATTTAGGAATATGCGATTATTTTGAAACTGATAAAGCTGAAGAAAATAAGAAGGCAGTAATTATATATGAGGATAATATTATAAAATCAGGTGGAGATAGTAAGATATTTACTGCTAAGTTTTATGATGACAATGGAAATGAGTTAAATGATGTTATTCCTATTTGGAAAATTGTTTCAGATTTTAAAGAAGAACTTTATGTAAAGGAATATGATAATCAAATTGCTATTGGGGTAGACAATGATAATTATGTTGATGAGGATATAAAATTGATATTATCTTCTGAAAACAATAATATTCCATCAACAAGTTTGGTTATTCATATTAAATCATTATTATAATGGCAAATAGTTCAAGTATTGGTTTAATTAAGAATACCATAATAAAAGAATTGATAAAAGATGAAACAATAGTACAAGCAATAGGAAGTTCTACAGTAGATAGTAAAACACCTGAAAAACTTATTAATACTCATATATTTAATTATGACCAAGACCCTTATACAATAAAAGAAGTAAACACTTTTCTTACAGTTCAAGTACATATACCCGAATCATATAGAATGGATAATAAAATATATGTTACTCCGACATTAGAAATACGAATAATATCTCATTATAGGCATATGATTGTGGATAATATTCCTAAAGTCACCGACAATCGAAATGATTATTTGTCAAGGCTTATTGATAAAAAATTCAACGGCAGGTCTGATTTAGGTATTGGTATAATAAGGTTATCAAGTAATATTGAAGGTTCTTATCAATCGGATTATTTATATCGCATTTTAACATTTGTTACAACTGATTTGAATAATTCGCCTTGTAATAATAGTGAGGAATATATATGATTGATAATGAATTAGAAATGTATTATGGTGATGATGTTAAAATTACAGATAAAATAACTGTAACTCAACCTACTGTTATGCAGATAAAAAATTTTGGTGAGAAAGATTATTTTAATGCAGTGTATAATCTCACAAGTGTTGGTGCTGATTTAAAATGGCAATTATGGGATATGGGAATAGATTATACAAAGATAGATGATTATGATTTATTCATAAAAGTTATTTCTCAGCTTGTTTCAAGTAAGAAGAAGCTTCTTAATAATATAAAGGATACTGAGCAAGTAAAAAATGTTGATATAGAAAGTTTAAGTAAAAATCCTTTAAAGTTAATACTCAAAGATATTGATTTGGCTGATTTTGGATTATATAAAGATACTCGAAATAATCAAGTGATACTTTATAATACAGAAAATGATATAACTATCAATAGGTACATTTATGCAAGAATTACTGAAGTAGTTCGTAAAATACATGGATTAAAGAGAAATAATGAAATTCCTGCTAACGAAAGAACTAAAAAAGATTTGATAGAAGATGCTCGTGATGAAGCAATGGGCAAACAATATGAGGATTTTAAAAGTGTTTTATTACCATATATTTCTACAATTTCTATGTACTCAGGAATAAGTAAAAAAGAAGTTGGAGAAATGAAAATATATGAATTACTTTACAATATCAAAAGAATTAATAAAATTCAGGATGCTACTATGTTATTGCAAGGTGCTTATTCTGGATTTGCTAATTTAAAAGGTATTGATAAAAGTAGATTAGATTTTACTGGATATATATAAAATTTTAGAGCCTTAAAGGCTCTTTTTTTAATGAAATTTTAGGAGGAAAATTATGGCTGACACATTTAACAAGAATGAACTTATCTTAGATAAGGTTCGTTCAATTTCTTTTACAGACCCAGAAACAAAGGAAATGCTTTACAGACTTACTTCACTTGAGGATTCTTCGCTTAACTGTACTGCTGAGGGTGATGAGATTACAGATGCTATTGGTTCTGTTATTACAACACTTTATCGTGCAAAGAAGGCTAAGTTTAGTGCTACAAATTCTTTGCTTTCTCTTGACCTTGCAGCAGCACAATATGGTTCAACTAAGGAAGTTGCAAGTTTGACTAATAAGTTAAAGGGTCATACTTATGAAATTCTTGAAATTGCAGATAGCAAAGTTACATTGAAGAATCAACCAATTAAGGATAGCGTAAAATTTATTTATTCTATTTCTAATTCCGAAATTGGAAAATCTTATAAGGCTGGTTCTACAGTTTCTGAATCAGAGTTTGTTATTTCTGATTCAAGTAAGGAAATTCAAACACCAACAGGACTTACAGGTAAGATTTATGTAGAATATGCTTACGAAACTGAAAAAGCTGTTAAGGTTGCTAATAAGACTTCTGAGTTTCCTAAGACTTGTAGTGCGATAATTTATGCTTATTTCAGAGATAAGTGTAATGATAATCTTGTGTATTCTGGTGCAGTTATTTGTCCTAAGACAAAGCTTAATCCTGAATCTATCGAACTTGCACTTACATCAACAGGAAAACATCCATTTGAATTTGATATGTCAAAGGATTATTGTGATGAAACAAATGATGACCTTTTCACTATTGTAGTAAGCGAATAATTGAATTAATTGGGGTTATATTTAGTATATAGTCCCTTCCCTATTCTTATTTAAAGTAGGTGAATTTTATGGCAGAAAAGATAAACGCATATTGTAGTATATGTGGAAAAGGCTATTATGTATGTAATTCTTGTAATGAATTTATGAGATTGTCACCTTGGAAGATACATACGGATACCGCAGAACATTATAAAATTTATCAGATTATACATGGGTTATCTACCAATGTATACAGTAAAGCAGAAGCAAAAGAAAAACTTGCCAATGTTGATTTGTCTGATTTAGAAGATTTAAGAGAGAATATTAAGGCTATTATTAAGGATATTTTGAACAATGATAAGGAGAAAGATATTCAGAATACAGAAAATGCAAACAAAACAGAAAATAATGTTACAATAAAAAGAAAGCGTAATAAACAGAAGTTTGTAGAGTAGTATTAATAGTGATTGATATTTTATTGGATATATGAGCAATCACTGCTTTATATATCCTTTTTTTTACAATTTACCACTTATGAAGTATACTTCTTCGTTGTATAAGTCGGTGCTGAGGTGCTGGAATAGTTTTCGGTGAACCTATTTATAACTATGTCTTAAGGCGAAAACCGTATTATTATTAAACTACTATACAAAGAGAAAGGTAAAAATGAAAAATGTAGGAAAACGATTTGAGGAGAATTTTAAAAAATCTATTTCTGATGAATATTTGTTATACAGACTTAAAGATTCTCCGCAAGCATTTACGCAAAGTAATCTTACTTTTTTTACGCATAAAAATCCTTGTGATTATTTTTTATTTGATGGTAAAAGAGGTATTTTTTATTGTCTTGAATTAAAAACAACTAAGGATAAATATATGACTTTTGAAAAGATAGAATTAGACGATACTCAACCAAGAAAAATGATACATAAACATCAAATTTTATCTTTACAAGAATATTCTATATATAAAAATGTTTACCCTTGTTTTGTTTTTAATTTTAGAAGTGAAGATATAGGGATTGAAAGAACTTATATGCAATATATAGGTGATTTTATGAAGATGTATCATGGACTTAATAAATCAAGTTTTAATGAAATAGATTTAATATCTAATAATGCAGTAAAAATTAAAGGCAATAAAAAAAGAGTGAATTATTATTGGAATTTAACTGAATTTTTTGAAACAAATGATTTTAATAAGGAGAAATAGTATGAGCGAAAATATTTATAAGTATAATAATGAAGAAATTAAGTATAATATAAAGTCTTATGTCAATATGTCAGATAGAATTAAAATCATCAAAAATACTGCAAGACTTTGCCTTATAGATGATGATTATTTTTCTTGCCTTAAAGATATAGCTTTTGATATTGCACTTATTAATGTTCTTACAGATATTGATTTAGGTGATATGTCGATTGATGATACAGAAAATTTTATCAAAAACACTAATGTTATTGATAGTATAAAAAGTGCTATTGGTGAAAACTTTATTGAAAAGTTGAAGCAAGAAACAAGTCATAATATTGAATATAAAACTGGTATTCATGAAGATAGTGTAAGTAAGAATATTTCAAACTTCTTTAAGATTTTGAATGAGAAAATTCATTTCGACCAAGTAAAAGCTAATACAATCTTGGAAAAATTAAATACGCTCAATCTTGAAAATTTTGATATTAATGCAATTGTAGATGCTTATGTTAAATCTGAAGAATTCAAAAGCAATAAAAGTGATTTGATAAACTCTAAAAACGAAGAGATTCGTAATCTCACAGAAAAGATTAACGAATTAGTAAACAATTATCAAAATCAGCATTTAAAAGTTTTAAAGTAAAGGTTATTATATGAATTTTAAAAATCTAAAAGATTTAGAAAAACATTTAAATAATCAGATGAAAGATACTTTGTTATATGTCAAGGAAGATGTATATTCGATTATCGCAGAAAAATTTTTACAATATTATGAAGAATATACACCTGTGAAATATAAAAGAACTTATCAACTTTTAAAGTCCTTAGTAAAGACAGAAGTAGTATCAACAAGGTATGGATTTAAAGCAAATGTTTATTTTGATTTAAGTAAAATACATTATAAAAATGAAAAACATTCTACTGTTGAAATTGTTAAAGATACATTAAATGGACAGCATGGACACTTTGGATGTAATTATATGCCAAAAGGAAAATGGACTTCTATTTGGGGTGAAAGTATGCTCATTTTAGATTTAGATGATTATGGTGTAATAGATTTAATTGTGCAAGCTTTAAAAAATAGAGGTATAGAAGTTAGATAAAATATAAAATAAGGATTTTATTTTTAATAAAGGAATATTTCATTTATTGCAACTAACGCTCAACATTTAAGATATGTGCTGAATATGTATGTCAGCAGGTTGACAGACAACAGAAAAATCTGACAAATAAGATTAAAGCACTGGCGTAAAACCAGTGCTATTTTTTAGAAATGAGGTGATATTATGCAGAATAAAAAAAGATTAACATTTAGAAAGGTTATTACTTCTCTTGAATTAATAGAACAGATAAATCCAGAAAATCAAAAATTAGTTGATAGATTTTTGAAGAATTTTTCAACTAAGCGTTCACCAAAATCGGTATTAGTTTATAAGTCAAATTATAATATTTTCTTTTGTTATGTTCTACTATATTGCGATAATAAGTCTTTTGTTGATTTAAAGAAATTTGAAATACTCGATTTCTTTGATTTTGGCGTTACTGAATTGAAATGGAGTCCTAATCGTTTTCATCAAATGCACTCATCTTTATGTAGTCTTAGTGATTGGATTGAGAATGTTATGGACGAATACTATCCGAATTTTAAAAATATAGTAAAGAAGATTGAAAAGCCAGCTAAAGAACTTATCAGAGAGAAGTCAGTTTTTACCAAAGATGAACTTTATGGACTTATGAATTGGTTAGGTGAGATAAACAAGCCTCAAGAGCAATGTTTATTATCACTTATGATGGGTTCTGGTGCAAGAGCTGATGAATTTGCTAATTTCACAACAGATCTCATAGATGAGAATAATTTAGCTTTTGAAGGATTATTTTTAGAAACTACTAATGAAATGCGTGTAAAAGGTAGAGGTGTGAATGGCAAACGAATAAAAAGATATATTATAAAAGATGTATTCCTCCCCTATTATAAACAATGGTTACCTATCAGAGAACAAATTATGAAAGAAAACGAAATAGAACATAATTATATTTTTGTTAAATCCGATGGAGAGCCAGCTACTACCAGTACTATAAGAAGTTGGATGGAAAAATGGGATAAACCTTTGAGTAAGCATTTTTATCCTCATTCTACAAGACATTATTGGTGTACTACTTTATTAGCAGCAGGGCTTGAAGCCGAATTGGTACAAGAATTGCAACAATGGGGTAGTTCAGAAATGTTGAATATATATAATGATGCAACTGCTAAAGATAGAAAATGGAAAGGTCTTGCAAAACTTAGAGCAGAATTAGAAAAAGAAAGTTTTAGCGAAGAATTGAATAAAATTCAAGAGTCAAATAATAATTAAGATTGCACCTATAATCAAGTGCAATCTTGCACTTTAATACAAAGGAATGGTGTAATGGCTGATTATAATGTTATGCTCGGATTAGAGTTAGAATCTGATGCTATACAAAAAATTGAGAATAGAATAAAAAATATAAAATGTGAATCTATAAAAATTGATATTTCTATATCTGATGACAGAGTTTTAAACTTTATACAAGATTTATCTAAGGCTAACAAAGACCTTGCTAATAATTTACTTACTTTAAATAAAATAGCTAAAAACACAAATGAGCAACAAGAAAAAGCTGATAAACAAAAATCAGATTCCGCAAAGGATTTATTATATGTATATAAGCAATTAATTTCTATTCAAAAAGAAATAAATTCATCAGAAATTAAATTAACTAAGCTTGATAAAAACAGTAAGCAATTTCAAACATTATCAATGCAAATTGATAAACTAAAAAAAGCATATCTTGATTTATATAATTTAGGTTCAGAGATTGAAGGGTTTGACCTTAATGATAATTCTTTTAATAAAATAAATAATTCTTTAGAAAAAACACAAAGAGAGGTCGAATCTATAAGAGCAGCGTTATCTGATAAACAATCTTTACAAGAACTTAAAAAGCAAGAAAAAGAATTAATTTCGTTGGCTCAAGAAAAGGCAAAATTAAGAACTCAAAGAACTAAATTATACAATGATACAAATAAACATGATAACGAACTTGAATTATTAGAACAACAAATAAATAAAATTGAAACCGCTTATAACAATCTAAGAAATAGTCTTAAAAAACAATTACCAACAGAACAATTTGAGATATTAAAAAGAAAAACACAAGAAATTTATGATGCAGAAATTTTCTCAAGACGAAGAAATGTTGACATTACTGCTGACAGAGATACAAAACAAGCTTTAAATATAAAAAATAATTTTGATTCGGGTAATATTGATAGTGAATATAGCAAGATAGAATCAAGTTTAAGAAGTTTAAATACTGTTTCAAAAACAACGGAAGAAAATTTAAATAAGTTATCCCAAAGTTATATAGCATTAAAAAACGCTATTGACACTAATAATACAAAAGAAATCATCAAAACTTATAATCAGTTTGAAGACGCTCTAAAAAAAGTTAATAATGAATTAAAGCAAGCAGCTCAATTACAAAAGATAAATGAATCGGTATATAACCTTGAAAACAGCAAGAAACAATTTAGCAATGAAATTAATGTATGGTTATCACAAAATTCAAGTGCTACTAAAAAATTTGGATTGAGAATTAAAACTATTCAAAGTCAGTTAGAAAGTTGTAATGAAACAAGTTTAGATAGACTTAAAGATGAGTTCAGAGATATTACACAAGAAGCAACTATAGCTGGTAAAACTGGTTTAAATTTTATCGACACTCTAAAACAAAAAGGAAAAGAATTAGCATCATACTATACTATTTCTGGTAGTTTTTATAAAATAGTTGATATAGCAAAACAAGCATATCAAAATGTTGCAAATGTAGATAGTGCAATGACTAATCTTTATAAGGTTACTGATAATACTGACGCAGAGTATTCTGATTTTTTTCAAAACGCAAAACAAAATGCAAACGACTTAGGTGTAACTTTAACTGATTATATAACTGCAACTTCTGAATGGAGTAAATTGGGTTATGACATTAATGCTTCTTCGCAGTTAGCAAAACTTTCATCAATTTATCAAAATGTTGGTGAGGTTGATTCGGAAACTGCTGTTAAAGATATTGTTACAGCTTTAAAAGCATATAACATAAATGTTGATGATGCTATATCAATAGTTGATAAATTTAATAAACTTGGTAATGAATTTGCAGTATCTTCAAGTAGTTTAGGCGAAGGGTTGAAAGTTTCGGCTTCATCGTTAGCAGTTGCAGGCAATGACATAAATAAGTCTTTAGCTATGCTTACTGGTGGCGGTGAAATTACCCAAGATATTGGAGAACTTGGTAACGGTTTAAAGACTATTTCTTTGCGTCTGCGAGGTAGACATACATGCCTCCATATAGGGAAAGTCTATATGCTGTGTTGCGCATGAATAATAAAAAATATACACAGAGGATAACTATATATGTCAAAAGGTGATGGGACACCAGAGACATAGGAAAGATTTATAAATACTATAATAATTAACAGGTAAATTAAATGAACAAAACAAAGTTATTTCCATGTTACTCTATTCCACTTAGAGATTTTTTAGCATCGCATGGAATTAGATATGAATTAGTAGGATTGCACCCTGAAACATATAAAATGTTTTGGGTGTATATTAAAAATGAAAAGCTAAATACATTAATGTTAGAATGGTCAAAGAGAAAAAATATTTGATTATTCTTTTATATTGAAAATTTTTAATTGAAAGTAAGGAATTATATGAGTAAAAGTTACACATACAATGAAGTCAAAGTAGCTTTAAAAAATAGAGGTTATATATTATTATCTGACCATTATTTAAATTGTAAGCAAAAACTATTGGTCTTAGATGATATGGGATATAAAATATTTATTACATTTGACAAGTTTGCTAATAGAAAAAGCAATGGGTTGCGTTTTCATTCGTCAAATCAATATTCGATTGATAATATTAATCATTATATTGAAATTAACAATATACAAAGTAAATGTATATCTGATAGGTATTATAATGGGAAAACACCACTTATTTTTTTATGTGAATGTGGGGAAAAATTTAAAACAAATTGGACTACTTTTCAGAGCTTTCATAAAACAAAATGTGACAAATGCAGTGGGTACAATTCAAGAATTACATTTTCAGAAGTTAAAAATAATTTATTAAAATATGGATATAAATTGATAATAAAAGAAGATGAATATTTTGGATTAACATCGACCAACTTAATATGTTTTAACGCAGATGGATATAAATATAAAGTAAGATATGATGCTATTATGCGTAAAAAATTTCCCGAAACATTCTCTAAATCAAATCCTTTTGCAATTTATAATATAAATGTATATCTTAAAAAATATACAAATGGCGACTATGAATGTGTTAGTAATGGTTTTAATGGAATTAAAGATATGTTAAATATACGGCATAATAAATGTGGAAGAATATTTCAAAACTCATGGATTAATATAGGTAGAAAACGATATTTAGATAAAATTGGCAATAATAAAACTGGTGCGTTGTGTCCATTTTGTGAAACTTCTCAATTAGAATCAACACATGCTTTAGTGTTAAAACAGGTATGGTGTCATGAATATTCTGATACTGAAGTCGAAGAAAAATCTTGTATTAATCCAAATACCAAATGCTCTTTGCCAACAGATATTGTTAATCATAGATTAAAAATAGCAATAGAAATTCAAAGTTGGTTTCATGACTTTAAAGACCAACAAATAAAAGATGAAATAAAAAGAACATATTGGATAAATAAAGGATATAAATTCTATGCAATCGACCAACGAGATTATTCTGTTATTGAAATGATTCAACTATTTTTTCCACAATATTTAAACATACCAAGTTATATAGATTTTGAATATTCAAATAAAATAAATGATATTAAAATACAACAATTATTAAATTCTGGACTAAAAGTTTCTGAAATTGCAATACAAATTGGTTGTAATTCACATAGAATTTATGACGCAATACGATATGGGCGCATTTCATATCCAAAAAATTATATACCATCTATCTATACATCTGTCGTACAATTAAATAATGACTTAAAATATGTTAATGAATTTGATTCTATTAAAGAAGCAAAAATTGCAACTGGTTGTAATAATATTTCAAGTGCAATAAGTTCAAAAACTCATTTTAGTGGTGGTTATTATTGGGTTGAGAAAAAAGCTTATTATGATGGTAATTATCATATTGAAAAATCTCGTTTATCTAAATTTTACATACCAGTAGACCAATATGATATTAATGATAATTTTATATCTCATTATAATACAATTATTAAAGCAAGCAAAAAATATGGTTGTTCCAATTATAGCATTTATCAAGTTGTAATTGGGAAAAGAAAAAGTATGAAAGGTTTTATATGGAAAAGTCAATTAAATAGTATTTATAAAAATCCTTAGAGACTGCGGTGATATATATGGTAACATATATATTGAAGTTATCACCTTACTTGAAATAAACAAGTTGGTTAATATACAGTCCGAACTCACACAATAATCCCAATATATGAAATGTGAGAATTAGCCAGAAATGACTAATCGCCATATAAATTATGGTTAGTAGGTTTTGTTCACGACCGAAAGTAACAGATTGATGAAAGGTGAACTTCAGGACATTGGCGAGGAATATGAAGATATTGAATCTGTTTCTAAAATTCAAACTCAGATTTATAATCTAACTGAAGGACATACAAATATTTTTAATGATGATGGTTCTTTTAAAGATACATATGATATTCTTGAATCTATATCAGAAGTTTATGATAAGTTAAGTGATACTAACAAAGCCGACCTTACAGAGATTATGTTTGGTAAAAATAGAGCTAATCAGGGTGTTGCTATTATTCAAGCTTTTCAGAGTGGACAAATTCAAAAAGCTTATCAAGCTGCACAAAATTCTGCTGGTTCTGCACAAGAAGAACAAAATAAATGGTTAGATTCTATTGAAGCAAAAACAAATCAAGTAAAGTCATCATTAGAATCATTATCTACAACTATAATGAGTAGTGACCTTGTTAAGTTTGTTGCCGACAGTCTCAAAAAAATAATATCTGATACTGATAAATTAATTCAAAATATAGTAAACCTACCTGTGCTTCTTACCGCTGCTACAACAGCTCTTTTAAAATATTTAGATATTAAAAAGGGCTTCGGTCTTTTTACTGTCAATAAAGATGAGTCTGGCAATGGTGTTGGAATATCTTTATTTGGAAAGGAAGCAATAGGAAAACCAGATTATAAAGTAAACCAAAAAATTTATTCAGAAGATTTTACAAAACAGCTCAATAATGATATAGCTTCTCTTACAAGTTACATTCAATCGCTTCAAAGAGGCGAACAGCAATTAAGTTCTTGGTCTGCTTATATGAATACTGCCAGTATTACGGCACAGGAATACGCAAAGACCTTAAATCTTACTAAAATAGAAGAATTTGATTTAAGTAATGCAACTGAAGAATTAAAAATAAAGTCAAGAGAATCACAAGTAACACTCAAAGCACAAAGTACTACATGGAAAGATGTTAAAAATTTAATTGAACTTTATAATGGAAATCTTGAGGACACAGTACATCTTAATAAAGAACAATTTGTAAGTGCGATAAATCAATCTAATAGTGCATTAGGTGGATATTTAACCAAGGTAGAACAAGGAAATGCTTCTCTTGCAGGCTATGTTGGTAGTTTAGTGAAAGCTACTGCTAAAACTGTTGCACTTAATCTTGTTACTACTGCTCTTGACGGCATAATTAGTGCATTAGTTATTGGTGGTATCACTTTACTTGTTAAATCTATTGACGATTATATTCACGCTTCAGAAAAAGCAGCAGAAGCAGCACATAAAGAAGCCGAAGAAGCAAAAGAACGGTTAAAAAAATCTCAAGAAGAAACTGAAACACTTGATGAACTTATTTCTAAATATGAAGAATTAGGTAAAAAGAGTACAAGAGATAATAGCACCAATAAAGAATTATTAGATATTCAAAATCAGATTAATGAGATAATCGGTAAACAGTATAATAATCTTGATTTGGTTAATGGTAAATATCAGGAACAACTTGAAGTTTTAAAAAATATAAGAAATGAAAAAGCCGAAGAAAATTATAAAAATGCAAGAGAAAGTTATATTACAGCGAAAAATGATGCTTCTAAAGCTGTGGGCGAGAAAAATTATGGATATGATATTGCAGAATATACAGAAAATTCTAAGATTTCTTCAGAAAACGCAAAAATTATTGAGATATTAAATAAAGCTGGGCTCATAGGCAATGCAGAATATAGTGGTAGTACATCAAATACATTTAAATCATTTTCGTACACATCTGACAGTAGTTTAAATGAACTTGGTAAAAAGGTCGGGGCGTATTTTTACAACGAATTTGCTAAAAATATAACTTTAAATGGTAAGCAAGGCATAGATTATGGTTTAAAATTAACAGGTGGCAACGCTATTGATAAACGCAAGTGGCTTCAATCAGCAATGGATGTACTTGAGAAAGCTAATCTTCAAGATACAGAATTTTTTAATAAACTTGGTTCGGCTTCTGCTCATTATCAAGAATATGCTAATAATTTAAATAATTCTGTTCAAAGTCTTTTTGATAGTATGATTGAGAAAATTAATCCTGATGATACTATTGATACTCTTGAAACTTATAAAAAATATCGTGAAAAGCTTATTAAAGAGATAAAGAATAATAATTACTATGATGATTTAATATCAGAAGGATTTCTTAGTAATAACGCTAATGACACAAATTCTGTTGAGTCTAAAGTAGATGCCTACCTTTCAACTATTTATTCTGAATATTCTTTTGAATATAAAGCACAGCAAAATAAACTTAAAAGTGAAGTAGAATCTACGCCTAAAATTAGTTTTGCCGAACTTGTTGGAGAAACTGTTGACAAAGATGGTAAAACTGTTACAAGTGAATTTGCCAAAAATGTTGATGATTATGTTGAAAAAGTAAATAATCTTCAAAATACTCTTACCACTATTAAAAAAAATGGTAAGTTAGAGAGTAAAGATTTAGTAGACCTTATCAACAAGTATCCACAGCTTGCAAGCGAAACAGATAATTTATCTGAAGCTATTACCAGATTGATTAAATCTGAAAATAGTGATATTATTGAAAAATTCAATAAACAAATAGATAATCTCGATACTAAAGAATCTGTAAATCAAATGAAAAAATATCTTGATACAGTTCTTAAAGTCGGAGAGATAGTTGGTAATACTGATGTCAGTGTTAATCTTTCTGCCGAAACTGAAAATTTAGATAGTCTTTATAGTGTAATAAAGGAATCAAGTTCTGGAACGGGATTAACTAATGATTCTATTGATTTTATTAAAAATAGATTCAAAAATCTTGATAGTTATAACGCAGAAGAATTATTTGAAAAAACTGCAAATGGTATTCATTTAAACAAAAGAGCTTTACAAGAATTAGAATCTGAATACGAAAAATCTCAAAAAAAATCTATTGATAAACAATTAAAAGATTTAAAAGACGATTATCAAGATGTTACTGATGAAATTTATAATTGTACAGATGCTGCTAAATTAGCTGATTTATATTATGAAAGAAGTAAGATAGTTACTGAAATAGATAATGTATCACAGCTTGCTTCTCAGTATGAAGGTTTAACATCTTCTTATAATAAATGGATAAAAGCTCAATCTTCTGGTGAAGAAGGAGATATGTATGATACCATTCGTAATTATATGGAAGATGCTCAAAAGCTTTATGATGAAGGACTTGTAGGCACAAATGTATTTAGAGAATATGTTGACTTGCTTTCTAATAAAGATTTGTCTGCCGCTTCTCCGACAGAAGTCAGAAAAGAATTTGAAAGATTAAAGGAAAGTATTAGTGGTACTTCTTATAAAGCAACAGATTTTTTAGCAGAAGGTTCAGATGGTGTATTAAATTTCTTACACGCATTACAAGAAGTTAATCCTGAATGGGCTAAACTCAAAGATGATGGTACTTGGGAACTTAATATTGACAATGATGATGCGGCTAAAAAATTAGGTATTGATGTTGAATTTGTAGAAAGTATGCTTAAAAAGCTTACTGATTATGAATGGGTTGTAAATCTTAAAGGTGAGTATAGCGACCTTAAACCATTAGAAAATACTGAATTGACATTAGAAAATATAAATAACAAAATTTCTGATGCTAAACAAAACTTAGATAGTTTTAAAGATTCTAATGGAAAGATTAATATTAAGCTTGAAGGTGCTAAAGAAGCTCAAAAAGAATTAGAAACTTTATTAAAGACTAAACAGGCTATTGTAGACCAAGAAAGCGGTATATATAATGTAGATACAGATATAAACAATTATATTGGTGGCTATGATAGATATGGAAATATATCTTATTATAAAGATTCTAATAATAAAGTTGTTTCTAAAGATTATTTAACTAAAGCTACTACTATATATGGTTTAATCGAATCTCTCAATAAAAATATCAATGATAAAAAGATAAATCTTGAAATAGGTGCTGATACTACACAAGCCGATAATGCTATAAATGAATTATATGAAAATTTAAAGGGACAAAACGGAAATAAAACTGGCAAACAAATATTGGTTAGTTTAGGAATTGATACTTCTTCAAAAGATGCCTTTTTAAAATCTATTAATAATTTAATTGGTAGTAAAGATTTTCAAGATAAAATTTCAAAATTAGGTTTAGGTACTGTTGCTGTTATTGACACAGAAGTTGATGATAAGGCAGTTAAAGATTTTGAAAAATCAGATAAAGATACAGAGGGTACAGTTTATTATCATGCGGATTATAGTCAAGTTCTTGATAGCCTCCCCCCTACTTTAAAAGCAAAACTTGAAGTTGAAAGTGAATTAAAAAGCAGTAACAATCCTTTATCTAATGTTGTAAAGTTTTTCGCTGGTGGTTTATTTGGAAAATCTCATGCTAATGGTAGTGATGGTAATGCACCAAGTGGTACTCATTTGGGTGCAGAACTTGGCGAAGAAATAATCGTCAGGAATGGTAATTACTTTACCATCGGTAAAGATTCAGCAGAATTTTTTAAATACAAAAAAGGTGACATTAAAAAATAGTGTCCTTACACAGTGATGTGTATGTAAAATTTACTTAATTGCTGGAAACCCCTAAAGATATTCAAACTACAACACAAGGATGAAATAGACCTAAGTGTGAATGTTTTAAAAATTGGATATATGGATAGTATATAAACATTTTTTATTTACTTATTTTATTTACTTAAAAATGGGCAATCAGCAACGAAGATTCGAATAGAATAACGCTCAACGACTATCCCTTATGGGAGTAGATTTGCAAGCTATTGGCAAATCGAAAAAGTAAATATGTGAATAATATAAATTTTATGAAAGGTGGAAATATGTTATTAGAAAATCAAAAAATAAAAATAACAATTTCAAAAAGAAATATCTCAATATATAAAAAAATTGGATATAAAAATATTTCTATTGGTGATGAGTTGTTTATTGATGTAAAAGATTTATCGAAAGGTAGTAGACAAAAAGTAGATGTAAAATGTGATTATTGTGGTCGCATCATAAAAGTTGTATATAACGATTACAATGACTATAAATTTGATAAGTATTCATGCAAATATTGTAGGCAAATAAAAACAAGTGAATATAGTCTTAAAAGTAGACAACAGAGTTTATATAAAAGAGCATTAAGCTTTTGTAATAAAAAGGTTATAAATTAATTTCAGATATAAGTTCTATTAAAAATTCTGATTCAAGAGTTTTTTATGAATGTCCTAAACATGGTATACATGAAGTCAAAATATATTCTCTGATTACAGGGCGTAAATGTATTGAATGTTCTATAGAAGAACAACACAAATTATTAAGAAAAAAGCCAGATGATGTATATAATGATTTTCAAAAATATGGTGGTGTACTTTTAAATAAGGAAGAATATATTGGTTGGAATTACAAAAATCTTATTGTTGTTTGCAAAGAATGTGGTGAAAAGTTTATTACCTCTTATTGTGCTTTTACGAATCGACAAGGACAACTTTGTCCTAAATGTGCCTCTAATATAAGTCGTGGCGAATATAGAATAAAATCATTCTTAAAGGAAAATAGTATTGATTTTTATATGCAATACCGCTTTAATGATTGTAGAAAGCATATTCCTCTTCCATTTGATTTCTTTTTGCCAAAACAAAACTTATGTATTGAATATGATGGTGAAGGTCATTATATTCCAATAAATCGAAATTATAACAACGAGAAAAGTGCCGAAGATATATTAAATGATATAAAAGATAGAGATAATATTAAAACTACATACTGTTGTACTAATCATATTGATTTATTGAGAATTCCTTATTGGGAGTTTAATAATATAGAAAACATATTAAAAAATAAATTATTCACATAAAGATATAGTCTATTCTCATATGAAAGTATGAGGGAATTAAAATCCACCTTAATGTAGCGAATTAAGGTAAATACAAAAGAATTTTTTCTGCAAGCCAGACAAAACAACTACTTGAAAATGGTAAAATAACCAGTGGTAAAAAGCGTGGGAAAGCATTTGCAAATGGTAATTCAACTGGAAAGGGTTTAATTACTTACAAAGGTAATGTAAAAACTAAAACCAACGATTTATCATCAGATTCAGATTCAGATAAAGATAATAAATCTGAAAGCAAGCAAGTCTTTGATTGGATAGAAATTCTTCTTAAAAGACTTGAAAATGCAATATCTAAATTAGATGATACAGTAAATAATACATTCAAAACATGGAATGAACGCACAAAAGCACTATTTAAAGAACAAGCAAACATTCGTAGCGAAATTGATGTTCAAAAATTAGCACAGTCAAGATATACAAAAGAAGCTAATTCAGTAGGTCTTTCAGATTATTGGAAAAATAGAGTAAACAATGGAACTATTGATATTTCTACTATAAAAGATAATGATGATTTAGTAGAAAAAATTCAAACATATCAACAGTGGATTGAAAAGGCTAATGAATGTAGAGATGCCGTATCCGAGTTGAATAGTAAGTTATCAGAGTTAGCAAAGACTAACTTTGACAATGTAAGTACTCAATGGGATTCTATATTAAGTAAATTTGAGCGTAAAAAAAATGATATTGAACAGAGTATATCGCAAAGTGAAACTAAAGGATATATCACAAGTACAAAATATTATTCAGTATTAACTTCTAATGAAAAGGCTAATATTACAGATTTAAGAAAGAAAGAGCAACAGCAAAATGTTGCTTTAAATGATGCTGTTAATTTAGGTAAAATCAAAGTAGGTTCACAGGCTTATAATGAAATGAAAAGCCAAATTGAAGAAACCAAATCTGCTATTAAGGAATCACAAACCGCAATTTTGGAATATAACAAATCTATTCGTGAAGCTAACTGGAAAGTTTTTGATACGATACAAGAAAAGATTTCTGCAATAGCTGACGAATCAGAGTTTTTAATCAACCTTATGGATAATGATAAGTTATATGATGACAAGGGGCAACTAACTAATGAAGGTAATGCTACTATGGGATTGCATGGTATGAATTATAATGTTTATATGGAACAAGCTTCTAAGTATGCAAAAGAAATTAAAAAGATTGATAAAGAACTTGCGAAAGACCCTTATAATCAAGATTTATTAGAGCGTAGAGAAGATTTGCTTTCTAAACAAAGAGAATCTATTTCGGCAGCTGAAAGCGAAAAAGATGCTATTAAAGACATGGTTGAAGAAGGTATTAATAAAGAATTAGATGCCTTACAAAAATTAATAGATAAACGAAATGAAGCCCTTGAATCTGCCAAGGATTTATATGATTATCAAAAGAAAATAGCAGAACAGACAAAAAATATTACAGATATTCAAAAACAATTATCAGCTTATGAAGGTGATACATCTGAGGAATCAAAGGCTAAAATTCAAAAGCTTAAAACTGATTTAGAAAATGCTCAATCAGACTTAAAAGATTCTGAATATGATAAATATGTTTCAGACCAGCAAAAAATGTTAGATAATTTATATGATGATTATGAGAAGATTTTGAATGAAAGGCTTGATGATGTTGACGCCTTAGTTAGTGATATGATTGATAACTCAAATAAAAATGCAGATTCAATTATTAATACCATTCAAAATCAATCTAAAGATGTTGGATATACAGTTTCTAAGTCTATAACAGACGCGTGGAATAGCGGTATGCCTTTGAGTACTTATAAGAATGGGGTTACAAATTCATTAACTGGAATAAAAGGTTCACTCGAAGTTATTAACACTAATATGTTAAACGCTATTAAAGTAGCAAATGATAACGCCAATCGTAATATGGGCATACTTCCTGACTATGGCTTCTTTCAGCAAGGTGGAAATATGTCAGGCAGAGGCGATAATTCTAAAGATATAAATAATAACCTTGTTGCTCGAATGAGATATTTTGGAATTGACACAAAATATGGAGCTTATTATTGGCAAGCCTCTGGATTAAAAAAGAAGTATGGTGAGAATTGGGAAGGTTATGCTAATGTAAAGCAAAGCAAGGCATTACTTGAATGGATGAAAGCCAACGGTTATGCAAGCGGAAGTGCTTATATTGATTCTAATCAATTAGCTTGGACTCAGGAAAAAGGGCAAGAGGTTATTATTAGACCTTCTGATGGTGCAATACTTACACCTTTATTTAGAGGAGATGGTGTGCTTAATGCTGATGCTACAAAAAATTTGTATAGCCTAACTAATGACCCTACTAAGTTTATTAAGGATAATTTTAAACTTAATATTCCTTCAATTCCATCTACTTCAAACGGTAATACTTTTAATAATGATATGTCTTTTGAAATTAATTTACCAAATGTAACAAATTACGAACAATTTATTTATACCATGCAAAGAGATAAAAGATTTGAAAAAATTGTACAATCTATGACAACAAGTAGGGTGATTGGTAAATCAAGCTTAAACAAATTTACGATTAAATAATATAATATTGGCAGAATAAAATTTGGTTTTTATTCTGCCTTTATTGTTTTATTTGGAGGTTTTATGGACGATAATAAACGAATAGAAATATTAACTAAAAATAATAAAAGACTTATTGAAGAAAATGATAAGTTAAGAAAAAGAATTGAAATTTATTCTGAGGAACAAGAAAAGATAGATATTTTAAAGAGTGAATTAGAAAATATCAAAGAAATATGGACTAATGAACTCAAAGAATTAGAAGAACAAAAAAATAATTATAATATCCTCTTGAATGAGATAAGAGGTTTTAAAAAAGCTTTATTTAGCAAACCTAAAAGAAAAATATTTAAAAAGAACTAATTACTTTTATCCATAGGAGGTGTTTCGTTTGAGATTTGAAGATTTTGAATATGATGGAAAACAATTAAGTGATTTAGGTTATATGGTTTGTGAATTTGGCACTAATGGTGTTAATACAGTAAAAGGTGCAAACATTAATCTTAGTACTGTTTCAAATTCTTATGGAACTAAAAATTATTTAGTTAATTCTAAATATGGGAATATACTTGAAGATACATTTCAAATTTGTAAAAATACTTGTAATAATGAAGATATGGAGATTACTGTTGATGAACAAAGAGAATTGGCAAGATGGTTAAATAGAAAAGGTTATCATAGCTTTAGATATTTGACTTATGATTATTTAGATTTTTATTTTGAAGCAACTTTTAATATTAGTTATATTGAAGTAGGTGGAAAAATATATGGATTGGAGTTAGAGATGACAACTAATAAGCCTTTTGCGTTAAACAAGGAAAAAGATTATGAACTTGAAATAACAGAAGCTAATCAAATTGTAGTTTTAATTGATGAATCTGATGATGAAGGTTGTATATATCCTCATATGAGAATTACAATAGGAAACATAAGTGGAGATTTAAAAATATCAAATGAAGTTGGAGATAAAATTGAAACAACCATAATTAAAAATTGCACAGCAAATGAAGTAATTACTATTGATTACCCTATTATTTATTCTTCTATACTCTCTCATAAGGTACATAAGGATTTTAATTGGAAATTTTTTGGAATATCAAATACAAATAATGATAGAGTAAATAAAATAACAGTTTCATTACCTTGCAAAATAGAGATAGGTTATTCACCTGCTGTTAAATTAGGATTGTAAGAGGTGTATATATGTGTATTCATATAGACTTTGATGTAGCTAATAACCCTCGAACACCTACTTTTATATTGGCTGAAAGAAATGGAGATAAATTAGGTTTAATAGAATCTCAAAATATTCATATCAAAGATAGCCTTAGAGATGAATCTGAAATCACTTTTGAAGTTTATAAATATCTTGACAATAAAGAAAATTATTTATGGGATAAAATAAAAAATTTTAAATTAGTATGGTGTAGAGAATGGGATAAATGGTTTGAAATACATATTGAAACAGTTGAAACTGAAAACAATGTTATTAAAACAATAAATTGTACAGATTTAGGAACTTCTGAGTTATCACAAATTAATCTTTATTCAGTAGAAATAAATACAGAAGATGATATAGCAAGAGAAGATTATAAAATCCCTACTGTATTATACAATCCTGAACATCCCGAAGCTTCTTTATTACATAGAATAATGGAGAAGGCTACACATTATAAGATTGTATATGTTTCGCCTACGATTGCAAATATTCAAAGGACATTTTCTTTTGATGACAAATCTCTATATGATGCTTTTCAAGAGATTTCAGAAGAAATAAATTGTTTATTTATTATAAATGTTTGTTCAGATTTAGACGGAAATATTCTAAGAACAATTTCAGTATATGATTTAGAATCTAATTGTGTATCTTGTGGCTATCGTGGTGAATTTACAGATATTTGCCCTAAATGTGGTAATACAGACATTAAAGAAGGATATGGAAATGATACAAATATTTTTATAAGTGCAGATGAACTTAGTAATAATATTCAATTAAAAACAGATACAAATTCAGTAAAAAATTGTTTTAAATTAGAAGCTGGTGATGACTTAATGACAGCTTCTATTAGAAACTGCAATCCAAATGGAACGGATTATTTGTGGTATTTTTCTGAAAATATGTTTGAAGGAATGTCAACAGAATTACAAAATAAAATCAAAAGTTATGATACTTTATATAGTAATTATCAAACAATCTATGAATATAATCTTGATAATCAAAAATTGGTTAAATATAACAATTTAGTTGATAAATATATTACTTATAAAGAAGATTTAGAGAAGATTGAAAATGTAGTTGGTTATCCTAATTTAATGAAATCTTATTATAACACTATTGATTTTTCAGGATATTTAGAGCATAGTTTAATGCCTGATGCTAATTTAAGTGATACATCTGCTTCAGAGCAGCTTGCTTTATTAACAATGGCTAACCTCTCCCCTGTTGCTGTTACAGATATATCAGTAGCTTCTAAATCTACTGTTGATAATACTGTTTTATCTGTTGCAAAGGTTATACTTGATTATAGATATGATGTTGAAATTGTATCTTCAAGTTATAGTACAAAGGGTCATATTTGGGAAGGTAATTTTAAAATTACTAATAGCTCTGATGAAGAAGATACTGTAACTGGAAATAATGTAGTCATTTATGTTAATGATGATTATGAAAAGTATGTTAAACAAAAGTTAGATAAAGCATTAAAAAAATCGGATAAAGAAGATTTAAGTATTTCAGGGTTATTTAAAAAGGAATATGATGATTTTTGTAATGAATTAAAAAAATATTGTCTTAATAGGTTAAAATCTTTTGCCGATGCTTGTCAGGCTTGCATTGACATACTTATAGAACAAGATGTGTCTAACCCTAATACTTGGGCTGGAACGGATAAAACATCAAGTAGTGGAGAATCCAATCTTTATACTAAATTATATATTCCTTATCGTAATAAACTTAATGCCATTCAAAGTGAAATGACATTAAGACAAAACGAATTAGATACTATTACAGATTTACAAAATGATGTTATAACATTAAGAAATACAACTCAAGATAATTTAAACTTTGAAAAATATTTAGGAACAGATTTGCTTAATGAATTTAATAGTTTTCGTAGAGAAGATAAATATTCAAATGATAATTATATTTCTGACGGATTAAGTAATTCCGAAATTTTCAAAAAAGCTCAAGAATTTATTGATACTGCTGAAAAGGAAATTTACAAATCAGCAGAATTACAACACTCTATTTCTTGTAGTTTAAAGAACTTATTGATAATTCAGAAATTTAAACCTATTGTTGAATATTTTGAAGTGGGTAACTGGATAAGATGTTTGGTTGATGATGTTATTTATAAACTTAGACTTATTAGTTATGAAATTGATTTCGATAATCTTGAAGAATTATCAGTTGAATTTTCTGATTTAACAAAGATTAAAGATGGAATAAGTGATATTCAAAGTATATTATCTAAATCTAAATCAATGGCTTCTTCATATAGTTCTACTAAAAGACAAGCTAATCAAGGCGAAAAAAGCAATGAAGTTATTCGAGATTGGTTTACTAATGGATTAGACGCTACTAATGTAAAAATTATTGGTGGTGCTGATAATCAATGTCAATCTTGGGATTCACATGGTATGTTATTTACAGAATACAATTCAATTACAGATAGTTATGAATCGGAACAAATAAAAATTATAAACTCTACTATTGCTGTTACAGATGATAACTGGGCTACTACAAAGACGGCAGTCGGAAGATTTATTTATGTAAATCCTGAAACTGGTGCTATGGAAACTAAGTTTGGTGTAAATGGGGAAGCTGTTGTTGGCAAACTTATTGTAGGTGAAAATTTGTCTATATTCAATAAAAACAATAGCTTAAAATTTAATGAAAATGGTTTGACTATTACCAATAGTACAAATACAGTAGCTATTAATCCAAATAATCAATCTATTTTTACAATTAGTAACTCGAAGGGTAATGTTTTAAGTTTTGATAATAGTGGTAATGGTACTTTTAATGGTAAGGTTACAGCGACAACAGGTGAAATAGCTGGTTGGATAATTAAAGGGAATAAATTACTTTCTGTTGATGGAACTTTTTCTATTGATAGTGCAAATAATACTATAACTGTCGATGATGTTGATGGTAGAAAAACAGTAATTAGTAAGCAAGGCGTTAAATATTCATATGGAGAAAAAGAAATAGGACAAATTGGTATTCGTGGTGGTGCAAGTGGCAATTATGGTCTTACATTTGATTTAGTTGACGGAGATGCTCTCACTTGGAATGTGTATGATTCTGAAAATAAAGTATATCTTAATAAGGTTCGTTATACCGAAACAGATGGGTTTATAATACATAATAGTCTTTTTTGTGATAAGGAGATTGAATGTAGTGGAGTAAAAATTAAAACAGATAATTTTTATTTTGGAAATTATAAACTTGGATTAAATTCAATAACGATAGATGGACAAAAAATACAATATGTATCATGGATAGAAACATAAAGGAGAATGATAATTTAATGGAAGAAACAATAAAAAAACCCATTATGTTAGTGAGGGAAGATTTAATAAATACTTTAACAAAGGAGATAAACGAATCTGGTTTACCTCCTTTTGTTATTGAGCCGATATTACAGGGTTTTTTAGAGGAAACAAAAAATGCTATGAGAATGCAATATGAAACAGAAAAGCAACAATATCAAAATGCTTTAAACTTTGAAAAATCTAAAAAAAGAATTGAGTGATGTTTGTGGACTTTGAAATAGTTAGAGGAACAAATATGGATATAGAGTATATTATCTACTATGAAGATGGTAGCATTTATAACTTACAAGATGGTGACAAAATAATTTTTGGCGTAAAAGAAGATGATGTAAATTCCGATAATTCTAAATACATTATCAAAAAGATAGCTACAAGTAAAGATAAAATTAATGAGGGATATGGAATTTATTTTGTACCCAGTGATACTTTAAATTTAGAACATAAAAATTACTTTTATGATGTCGGTATTCAAACAAGTGATGGAAAGTATTATATGACTACTGAATGTTCTATTTTTAAGGTTCGTAGAGCAATAACATCTAAGGAATGATTGTCAATGGAAACATATACAAAAGGACAAGTAGTAAGAAAGAAAATATATGGAAAAATATCTCAAATCAAAAGCGGTGGCAAGTCAGACCACTATACAACTACTGCGAATTATTTTGATAAACTCATCAAAACAATATCAAGAGTAGTACCTATTGTCTACGAAGAAAGCGAGGTAACAGAATGAGTTATATAAATAAATCAGTAAGCATAAACGGCACAGAAAAGGATTTTATCAAAGCATTTGCAAATGAATTAACATCAGCAGATAGCAGAATTACTTGCGAAACAGATATTGACGCAGAGTTTGCTAATGAAGATTCATCTCATATCATTACTATAATTTTTGATGTGAATAACTGCTATAAGATAAAGCTTATAAGAGCCGTGGCGATTAATAGGGCAACTTATCAATATAATATACAGACAGTAATTAATAATGTGGATAAATCAAGTGCAGCCTTGTATTTTTTAGGTGTTTCAAAAGGAGTAACAGATATAGCAACGAGAACATTTAACTTTATGTTAATTTCAAACGATAGCACAGTAGTAATGTTGTTTGGTGATTATAATGGAGTTTTACCAGCAATTAATAACAGTAGCTTAATGTCATATCACGAACAGAATTTTAACATTGTAGCTTATAGCAATAGTATTAATACAATAGCAAGCAAATCGGAGTTTATTCGTACAGACGAAAATCATAAGGGCGAAATTTATAAAACAACTAATCGTTTGCGTTATAGTCGAGATGAAAATGTAGAAATTATAGAAAGTAAACCGCTTGTGCAAAATAATATTGCAGTACATGATATGAAAAGTGTGTATGATTGCTCAAATGTTCTTGCAGGAAATATATTGATTATTGATAACAACAGATTCTTCGCTATTGATAGCAATACATTAATTAAAATCAAGGAGTGATATATACGGATTCAAGCGTGATTTCTGCACTTATTTCTGGTGGATTGGCACTTATCGGTACTTTCGGCGGTATTTTAGCAGGTAATAAATTAACAACCTATCGTATAAGTGAATTAGAAAAGAAAGTAGATAAACATAATAATTTAGTTGAGCGAATG